AATCGTTGCGGGTCGCTCCCTCCGCGGGGGCGTGGATTGAAATGGTGGGATTCCGCTTTTATCTACCAGAGTGAATGATCGCACCCCTCGCGGGACTGTGGGTTGAAATCTTTACAAAATCTCCCTCTTGTGTTACATTTGTCGTGTGATATGAGAGGGGGATTTTGTCTTGAAATGTAAAAAATGTGGCCGTAAAGGTCTATTTTTAAAGGTAAATGCAGACGGTCTGTGCGACGTTTGCGAAAACTACCAAACTGGTTCCTTCTTTCAGCCTTCAGGCCCCAAAATTATGAATTGGGAAACACAGGAGATCATAACAAAAACAAAAGACAACGGAACTCCAGAAGCTATGCCAGAGGCGGTTAAAATGGAGGTTTTGAAAAGAGCAAAGGGATGCAGCGCGAGCTCTCCGCTTACTGGGATCATCAATAGGTTCTCTGACGATCTTCCGGGGGTAATTGCTCAATTGAAGAGGGAAGAGCTGCTCACAGAGGTTTCCTTCGCGGATGATCTCTCTTTGCTGAAAATGCCGCAACTAAAAGAAATATCAAAAAAGTTCAATTTGAAAGTGTCGGGAAAGAAAAACGAATTGATTGAAAGAATTCAGGATAACGTGTGGAAGGAAGAGCTTTTAGAAGATTTCCCTTTTTTAAACGATAGGGTATATATAATTACTGAGAAAGGAAAAGAGGCACTAAATGCATATGCGATTGCTGTAGAGTCTAGGCTCAGAAGCCTTGAGGACGAATGTTACCACCTAATCCGTCAAAACAGAATCGGAGATGCGTATAAATGCGTTGAAAAATATGAGTCTGAACAACCCGTACCGTGCGGTTCTGACGAGTATTGGAAATCAGGGAATTACACTGAATTAAACGAAGCAGAAGCGTTTGGGATATATTGTTTTATGAATTCAGACCTTGAACTTCCGCCGGAGTTGTCTGAATATAAAAATCAGATGAAGGCCATTTTGGTCACCACTTATTTCATCGGACGCGGCGCTTCCCGCCTTGGGCCATTAACGGAACGAATTTTACGCATTCCAGCAACTGATGATGAAAGAGATGCCTTACCAGAGCTTTTTCGTAACGCGTTTTCTCTCATAAGTAGCGGTCGAGAATTATTCTCATATAAACAAAGCAGAACAGAAGCGTACATCTTTATGGCCAACCTGGATGAAGAAACTTGCCCAATATGCGGCAAGTTGGATAAAAAAGTATTTAGCACACTCGAAGCGCAAATAGGGGTTAATTATCCTCCTATGCACTCCGGATGTAGATGTACGACAAATGCTTACTATGGGGATGGACTTCCGAATATGCGCAGAGCTCAAAACATTGAGACGGGGAAAAGCGAATTAATAGAGAACATTTCATGGAGCGAATGGACTGAAAAAAATAATAGGTAAGTGCCTCCTCCCCGCTTATTGCAGCAGGGAGGATTTTTTGTTACCATTCGCCCGCTCGCACGAGCTCCTGCTTGACATACTTTGCGCTCCCGCGCCCCACAGGACGACCATCCAGTTCTACAGTGATATCTGGATTAAACAAATCCGGCCCCAACGCCGTCAGAGCGGCATAAACCGCGCGATAGATCACATCGTACTGGTTACTACGGTCGGACTGGAGCACACCAGCAACCGTATCGCGCATGATGGACTGCGGCGTTGCGATCTCCGGATTGCTGGCTGCTCCTGGGTACTCGCCAACGCCGATAAGTGAGCGATCGGTAAATACGCCGCCTTTGGCGTACCACTTGACGTTGACTGAGGGGCGGCCCTGCAAGCCCATCTGTCGCCAAGCTTCCCCCTCAGCGCCCCACGTGTCGTAATCCAGTTCGAAATGCGGGGTTTTGATACGGGGGAAAGAAAGATCTCGGAAAGCGTCAGTGAGGCCGTTGCTGGCATCCCTTCCTATTTTGTTGAAGCGGTTGTAAGAAAAGGAGTTTTGAATCTGATCTGTCACTTTAGTGAAACTATTGTTCACTGCTTTTGTAAGCTCCTTTTGGCCGCTGCTGATTCCGTCAGCTGCACTTTGCGTAATTCCCTTACTCGATTTCCAAATGGAATCGCGTGCAGCTTTTGCACTACTTTCGAGAGCCGATGAGAATTCGTCGGCAGAAGAATAGCCCCACTGCTTGAACAATTCCGGAAACTTTACACCAATCTCTTGATCAATTTCATCTAGAATGTCTTCAAAGGCATTTACCATTGGAACCTTTGTGCCCGATATAATACGTGTAAAGAAACCAATGTCAATTTGTTTCGCCGCCTCTGCGGCTTTTTTGTACGCCGAGTTATATATGCTTTGCACCAGATCGGCAGTCTGTTTAGAGAGTTCTTCTTTTTGCACTGACGCACTTTCACTAACAATGCTCTTCATCAGCTCGCGCATCGCAGGAGGCAGTTTGCCTTTCAAATCTTCGATGGATTGGTAGGAAGCTTCTTCCATTTCGTCAAAAGATGTCATTGCTTTGGAATAAGATTCGGATATTTGCTTTAGTGCATTGGCTGCCTCTTTAGGACCTTCAAAGTTATAATTTTCATACTTTTTTAACTTTCCTTGAAATTCATCAATGCTTTCACTTCCGTAGCCGCTCAAACGAGTTACCTCATCAAACGCGCTTTTAAACTTGTCTTTGAAAACTTGGCTGCTTTGGTTTGACCGCAGATTTTCAAGCGCTTCTTCAAGGTCGTCGACTGCTTCTACAAATTCTTTTTTGGTACCAGACACAGCTGCCACTACCTCGGTTGTTAGCTCATCAGCAGTAACGCCAAACTTTTTGAGCACCTCTTCTGGCGTGTTAACGAACGTTGTCACAAGGATAGTTTGAACGGCATCCAATTTTGTGTTCACTGAATTTTTCAAAGTTTCAAACTCTGCGGACATTGCCGCAACGCTTTCACTGATGTCGCCTTTTGCATTTAGTATACTTAGGGATAAACCTTCGATTTTCTTAGTGGAGGCTTCAATCTGATCATCCGCCTGTGCACGAGTTTCCGCGCTAGACTGTATTTCCGTCGTATATGCGCTCATGTTTTCTGCTACCCGCTTATATGCGTCTGCTACGAGGGACACGTTGACCGCCGCCGCATCATCTTTATAAAATATGGATTTCGCCGCCTCCGTTGCAAGTGCTTGTTCCGCTTCGCATGCGCCAAGTAATGCTGCATCAAGTCCAGCCACCGCAGCAACTACAAGGCCAGGAGGACCAAATGTTGCATACATAACACCGCCCGCGGCCGCAGCCGTAGGACCGATTTGCAACAGGGCATCTTTAAGTGACAGGTTGCCCAGGGCATACTCTTCGACCGCGTTTTTGACAACGACAACCTCACCACCAAGGGCTGCAAGGCCAACACCCATCTTCACCATAGGATTCAGCCCACCCATAAAATGTTTGAAGCTACTCCACAGAGAGCTAAATCCATTCGCCAACCCCTTTAAGGGATTTCTGGTTATGGCAAACGAGGTTTTTGCATAGAGCAACGATTTTCCAAGTGCTTTCACGCCCTTGGAAAGCAAAGGCGATTTGCCCACTGCTGCCTTGGCCAACCCAAACCACTTGCTGATCTTGGCCGCACCAAACGCTGCGGCACCAACCGCCGCCACGCCCTTGATGGCCGGGCTATAGGTTTGGATCAAGTCTTTGACCTCACGCAGCTTCTCCCTGATCTCTTCCGCCCTTGCCGTAATTCTCGGATCAATCACATTATCCGCGTTGGACAGAGCACTATTGATCGGGATACCTGTGCTCATGCCGCCAGTGCTCCCGGTGGTATCGCTGCCGCTGCTATCACCTGTGTCGGCCTTCTCGATGACGTTCAGCTCGTCGATGCCGAGCAGTTGGCCTTTCAGTTCTTTTGCCTTCTTTGTGGCCTTCTCAAGCCCCGCAGAGACTGTCTGCGTGCTCGCGGAGAGCTGCTTGATCGGCGTTGGCTTGATGCCAAACAGTGCGGCCATGACCTGCCCTGCGCGTGTGGCAAGCACGGTCATTTTTTCAGCCAGTGCGGTCAGGTACGGCAACGCCGCCTGCAGCGCCGGGGCGAAAATTGAGCCAAGGGCACTGGAGAGCTGTTTTGTCTGCGCTTTCAGCGCCGCCTGCGCGCCGGCGAAAGTTGAGGCATAACGGGCCGCGTCGCCGGTCTGGAACGCGGTTTCCCGCATGAGACCTTCTACCGTGGCAAGGCGTTTTTCGGCCGCTGTGAGGCTCCCCACGCCCTTCCCAATGGACGCAGCATATTCTTCCCAGATGACGGAGAGGTTCTTTGTAACGCCAGCATTATCTACTAATACGCTGTTTTCATTGCGGATGCCATCCGTCGCGGACTTGACCGCTTCGCCCATTGTCAGGGACCCTTGCCGGGCGAACGCCGCCGAATCCTTCAGGTTTTGCAGGACGCTCTGCGTCTGGTCGTCCGCGTACCCGGCGGAGGATAGGTTCTTATAGGCCGTGTAGGCGTCTGCCAGGGGGATCAGCCCATCCCTTGTGTATTCTTGCAGCCAAGCCTTTGCCTGCGACACGTCCTTTCCTTGGGCGGCGAGGATGCTTTCCAGGCCGACCTGCGCCGCCTGCGTTTCCGCATAAGAGTCCGTTAGCTTCTTCACGGCCTTCGCGACGGCCGTGATTGCAGCAACAGCCGCACCGGTTTTCAGGGCTTTCAAGGCACCGGAGAGCTTGTGCGTACCTGCACTACCGGCCTCCGCCCGGTCTTTGAGCTTCGTGCAGGCGTCGGACAGCTTGTCGGTGCCTTTTCCGGCTTTCGATGCGTTCGTGCCGAGGCTATTGCATTTTTTCATCAGGCTATTGATCTTTGCGTCGATCTTCTCCATCTTGACGGAGATCACGACCTGTAATTCCTCAACGGTCAATGACTTTCACCGCCCCTCATTTTTGCGTTTTTCACGGCACTGTAAGCCGTCATACGGACTTTCATCACACGCCAATCCGTCTGCTGCTCCTGCGGTGGCTGGAACAAGCCGGGAAAAGCTTCATGCAGGGGCGGGTAATGCTTCGGATCATGTGCAGCAAATGCGATCAGATTGCCGAGCTTCCAAAGCATCGTAGCCTGCGACTTCGTCTGCTCCTGCTGGTGTTTGAGCCGGGTGGCTATGACCTGCTCAACCTCGCCGATGCTCATCTCCCAAAAATCATTTGGGGCAAGCCCTGCATCCAGCGCTTGCGGATACAGGGTTTCTATCAGTTCCGTTACAGTTCGGTAGGTTATTCCGTCTCCTGCTTCTTTTCCATCTCTTGCAGATCCTCCTGCGAAAAAAAACCGCTGACCTTCATGACCTCCAAGAGCAGATCGGCCTTCTCGCTGATCGTGTAGCCATTGTCCTCCATCTCGTCGATGAGATCATAGACCTTCGGCAGGGTCATCGTCCTGTGATATTTCTGGAGGGCCGCCCAGAGGATGACCGCGAAGGTTTCCGCCCGTGTGATGTTCTCTGGAGCCTCCAATAGCGAGAAGCCGAGGCGCTTCTCCGCTTCGATTTTGGACGCGGTGGTGAGTTTGAGTTTATATTCCCGGTCGTCAACAGCCAGGATGTAGAATGCCGCCATGTTTCATGACCTCCTTATTCGGTTTCAATTTCCGTTATCTCGCTTGTCGGCGTGATATTCGCCGTGAACTGCAACGCTTCACCGATGCCCTTGCCGGGCACAGATAGCGTCACTTTACCCTGCCACGCAAAGCCGGATTTGTCCGGGAACTCCAGCTGGAAATACTGTGTAGCGCCGCCATCCTGTGCGGTCTTCAGGATGGCGTAATTCGAACTCGCCCCCATGCCGGAATACAAAAAGTTGAACGCCATATCTCCGGGATCCTTCAGGCCGGGAATATAAGTGCGGGACGTATTTTTCATGGTCGTGGTCTCGATCTTATCTGGCGCACCCATGAGGTCGGGGAAGTCCTGTAGATCGGGTACTTCCGTCAGAGATGAAGATTGTGCGCCCATTTTTAAAATTGTGCCGATGGTAGAAAGTCCATCCATAAAATCAACTCCTTATCTGATGTAATTTCAATTCTCAGGCCCATGCAGGACCTGACTTTTGTTTTATTTGATGTAAAATTGTTTTGTCACATTGTCATACGCACCGCTGTACAGCAGAACGGAACGGTATGCGGGGATTGCGCCCGGCAATATCTCCTCCAGGTGGTTTAAAGTGCTGCGGGGTAAGCCAAGGGCAGTGAGCGCCGCATCGATCGCCCGGTCAAGCTCGTTGCGCCGCTCTGGTGTAGGGGCCCAGACCTGTACCTGCACAGCCACATTGGAGATGCGGTCAATGCCGGAGGAGGTCGACGTGCGCACAGAGTTATCCATTTGCTTGATGCTGCCCAGACCGTCGTCCAGCACGCGAAAATCCTGCGGGAAGCCCACGGACCATTTCATTCCGGTCAGGGTGGTGGTCAAGATATCGTATACGGTTTGTTCCATGTCAATCATTTCATTGCCTCCCGGATGCCTTTGCGGAGTTCAATCTCCAGATGTTTTACGATGCGGTCACGGTTATTGACCAGTGCGGGATAGAGGTACGGCTGTGCGAACTGGCCTTTCCAGTCCTCACGATAACCCAAACTAAGGGGTGCCTTCGGTGGGGACGGAGACGCAGCGCCCATCTGGCCGGTGCCGAACTCGACATACGGGGCGTATTCCACAATCGTACCGACCGTGCCGACGTATTCGCCCGAGGGCTGCCACGCAAAGCTCGTCTGGATGCTCTCGCGCAAATAACCAGTGTCAACCGGGCAGAGCAGCTTTGCAGCCGTCTGCACGGTCTTCGCAACCTTCTCCACGCCTTTTTCCGTCGCTTGCTCCAGGTCACCGCCCAGCGATTGCAATTTCCTACGCAGGCTGTCTAGACCCTTAATTTCCACGCTCATATATCCACCGCCTTTAGCAGATATCGGGTGTAAGCGTCGAACGGCTGCACCCCGGTAACGCGGTAAAACTGCCCGTTGTATCTGATAAAATGCCCTTCCTCGACCGGCGGCGGGAATGATGCCGTCATCACCGCATCCCGGTTGATTGTGAGGCCCCATTCCTGCGCTTTCAGGTCGTCTGTCACAAGCGTAAAGTTGACCTGGTATCTGCCAGAGGGTGCATCGGCCGGCCAGGACGCTGGCGTTCCGAGTGATCCAGATGTGGAAACAGGCAAGAAGCGCTCGACGACTTTGTCTTGGAACACTCTTGCCTGCATGTCTTTGAACTTGTCGGGGATTTTCATGCTACCACAGCTTTCTGTAGGCGCACAGCGCCTGCATTTCGCTCTCCGTCAAACCGGAGGATGGCACGGCCTCCGCCGCGTATGCCTGAAAGCTGATGGACTGGCCGTTGTCAGCCAGGCTTGCTACGCGCTGAGCGGCCTCCGCCGTCCCGGCGCCCTGCCGGCGAAACCGGTCGGCGGCGATTTCCACGACGATCGTGGGCATGCCGCCGATCAATTCCCGCTGCCGGGTGAATCGGAGCGCCTTTTCCTCGGCAGATCGCAGGAAAAAGCAAAGCTCCTCCCTTCCAGCGTTTTCGTAGCCAATCAGGGTATATAAATCCTCCAGCATGCGCTCATGCAGTTCGTCCATTACCCCACCAGCTTCACGAGCAACTGCGTATCTAGCTCCTTGATGCCATAGATGATATCGAAGGATACTGTGTCGGTTTTGGTGTCCATGTCATAACCAAACACGACACGCACGGCCAGCCCGTTTGCGGATGCGATTGCCGCCTTGGAAGCGCCCATCGGAAGCTCCAGCTGTCGCGTAACCAGCGCCAGGCCGTTGCGATGGAAACCAAGGGAGTTGGTTTTGTTGATGAGCAGCGCGGCCTCCGCCGAAAGTGTTTTGTGAACCGGCTGATCAATCGCAACCTCGGCAACTGCGCCGGAGACCGCAGTCGCATCGGCAGCGAAACGATACATGTATCCATCAACGATAAAGCCATCGCCCTTTTTCACGGTAGCGGTAGCCACTTTAACGTCAGACAACGCCACTTTGCTTTCGCCTGCGGTGGCCGTGACTTTGTACTCGGTCGCGGTGCCAGCGGCATCAGCCAACGTATCCGGTGCGTTCTGGGACATGTAGGTATCCATTGTGTAGATACGCCCCAACTCCGCCTCGCGTAGTGCCTGACTGTCGCCTGCATAGGACACCTTGGACATGTTGTCCGTCAGCGCATACCGGTATTTGTGCGTGGGGTGCAGCACCAGCCTGCGATTTGGGATAGGTGCGGCGACCAGATCAAGTGCTTTCCCGATATCGCCGATATCCTTCAAATTTGTTGGGCTCGATGTTCCCGTGATTGTCTTCCCAGCCTTCGCGACGCCGACGGCCAGCAGGTCGCTGTCCACTGCCTGCGCGATTGCTTGCATTGCCGGGGTTACCACCTGGCTGGAGAAATCCTGGATATTAAGGGTCAGTTCCCGGGATGTTACATTGACCGTCACATCGCGAAAACGGTCGAGCTTGACTTCCGTGCTACCCTCCGTCGCGTCCTGTGCTGACACGTGGCCAGTGAAGTTTTTGGCAATAAACTTCGCGGGCTTGCGGATGGTGATGGTGTCGCCCACCTTGACAAACTCTTTCGAGTAGTCCCGGTGGACAAGCCCTGACATAACCATACTGTTTTCCAGCACCATTAGTGCTTCGTTCGCAATGATGTCAGGGGTCAAAAATGTGTTGGGCATAAATCATACTCCTTTACTGATGTTTCTCACGCCATTTTTTGTAACCGGCGTAATCCTTGGGCGGTTCTCCATCCGCCGACGGCTCGTTTCCGCCGCCTGGATCTCCGCCCCCTATAATGTTGGTTTTGACGGCCTCGAAAAGATACGGCTCACTCTTTTTCAAAGCCTCAAGGTCCAGCCCGTCAATCGTGCCGTCGTCCTTCAGCTTCAGCTTGCCGTAGTCCAAAAAGGCCTTGACTGCCTTTGTGCTACGGCCCTTCGCGCCGATGATAGCCACCTCCAGCGCATTGTCTAGCCGTAGCTTCGCGGTATCGTCGTCGTACTTTTGCTGGAGCGCGGCAAGATCGGCTTTGAGCTTTTCCACGTCGACGCCATCGAACTTCTTCACGGTATCCTGTAACTGCTTGATGGTGTCGTTTGCCGCCGTTACTTTTTGCGCTTCGGCGGCGGTGAGAGCTTTTTGCGCCTCAATATCTTTTCCGTTTTCCGCCATAATGGCATCGATGAGTTCTTTGGGGAGCTCCTGCTCACCCACCGTGAGACTTTTCAAAAATTCGCGTTTCATATCGCTCCTTCATCCGCTGCGCTTTGGTAACGAGGGTCGCATCCTCTGCGGCGCCGTAGTTTTGTGACTTCGACCCGGTCAAATTTGGGTATTACAAAAGCCCGCCCTTGCATTTGATTGCAAAGGTAGGCTTCATAATCAATTTGTGATTACTGGTTGTTTAGAGAAACGGATGCATAGCAACACCGGCCATTTTGCCAAGCTCCACACTCCTCTTTCAGGCAATCTTCCAATTCAAAAATATACTGGTCGATCTGGCTGCAAGCCTTGGGAGACTGTGAATCCTCATCGCACTTCTGCGCCCAGCACTGATAATGCGTCTCGGATTTTCGGTTATATGGGCATTTCATAAGATCACCTCAAAAACGGCATAAAGAAAGAGAGGCCTGCACCCGCAAGTCTCTCTTCGCTTATTGCTCGATGATGAATTGATGAAGTTCCCGGATCGTCAGATCAAGCGGCTCGATGCCCTTTTCACGGCAGTAGGCGAGGATCTTCCGGTAATCGTAGTGTGTTTTTGAATCAAAGAACGGCGAAAGGTATCCGCCAGCCTTCTCTGCAGCTTCATCTAAAGCTTTCATCGCTTCCATTTCCTGCTCAGACATTTTGGTCACTCCTCATCAAAAGTATAAATTCGAAGCAGCCTCGCGGCGGCTTCCTCGTCGATAATCATACGGTAAGGGTGCGCGATCCCCAAGAATTGAGCGCCTAGCGCTTCCTCGTAATGTCGGACTAAATCCGCGTTCTTTGCATCCAAAAAGACAAACCCGCCATAGCCCTTCTCCATAGATTTTTGCGCGGCGATCGCAAACAGATGACCGCCTACGCCCTCATAGCGCTTGGACTTTCCTCGATTCCACGGGGCGCTCTCCGCAATATGCGCATAAACAGCTTTATCGCGTTCCTCATATTGCAATGCAATCATGCCCTGGATTTCTTCGCTCCCGGCTACCGTCAGTTTGTAGATGTCGTCAGCTGCGAGATCTGGGTCAGTCCAGTTAAATAACCAACCGTCTTTTGATTTCGCACTTTTTAAATCGCTGGAAATTGCCTTTGAAAATGTAGTTTTGACAACGTTTCCCGTTGAAGTATCAACCAGACACGGGGTAAGCGCGTCAATTGCAATGTCCATCTTCATTGCATCACGTCCTGCTTGTATTATACCACTATTCTTCGGTTTTGTATAGTTTCCGGTCTTCCATTCCTCCCAGGAGAGATCCGCCGGGACGATTTTTGCTGCACCCGTCTTTGGGTCTCTTGCACGCCTTCTTAAGCCCTCTAGGCCAAGCTCATCGAAATATGCGACAGTCGTGCAGCGGTCATTCGGGTGCATCGGTGGATAATTGACCCCTTCTTTTGCTTCCTCTACCGAGAATACTTTTCCGTCCAGCCTGCCGCAGACAACGCATGTACGGCTGTCTAGCGTAGCGAGAAAGGCATACTTTTCGATTTCTGTCTCCTCGTAGGAATGGAGCTCTGCCGCGTTATACGCCCGACTGGCCTCCGTGCGGACAAGCCTCGTCGCCGCATACTTCCCGGTCTGCATCACATCTTCAATCTGCTTCGCCATGCGCGGGACGCTTGCCCCGGAGATGATACCTGACGTAATAACCTTCTCGGCTTCCTGGGCCAGCATTTGCGTATTGCGCCATACCCTCCGGCTATAGTGGGCCCCGCTCCACGCCTCGCCCAGTACTGTTTGAATCGCCTGCTGCGGCAGCTGTGTGAAGGAAAAAGCAAATCCCGTGCCGACCTGCGTATCAAAGATAGAACGGTAATAGGTGTGCTCGTAAGATTTGGATATGACCTTGCCAGTCGTTTCAATTTCCTTGTCAGACACCTTTGCCATTTCCGCATAAATTTGCTCCCGTAGCGCCTCCAGCCGGCTGATCCGCGCGGCGTAGGCCGGGGCATTCAGCCGGTTAAGTGCTTTGCGCCGGAGCTGTGGGTCCTTGATCTCCTTCAGGTCGTCACGGAGCTTGTTCAGCACTTCTTCGGTTTCCCGGACGTTGAGCAGCTTCCGGGCCTCTGCCTCCGTCAATTCGCCGTCCTTTGCGTATCGGGCAAAAATCCGCTTGACATCCTCCGTAATCTGCCGGGCCGCTCGGTCATAGGCGGGAAGAATGTCTTTCACAATCTCCCGGTTTGCAATTCTTCGGGCCTGCGCTTCTCGTGCCAGCGCCCGTTTTTCCCAATAATCCGAAGGCTTCATTCATCTTCACCCTCTCCCGGCGGGACGTCGCCGTCCAAAAAGCGTTTTGCTGCTTCCTCCCGCTGCTTTTCGAGGTCTTTTAAGGCCTGATTGACATCATCAACAAACGGATGCTTTGCCAGCAGGATTGTATCCGGAACAATCCCCTGCGACTGCTGGATCATCGTTACAGTCTCCGCGTCGTTCGTAATGACCGTCTTGTTCACGTCCACGCGAATGAGAGAACTATCGTAGTCTGTGCCTTGCTTCAGGTTGATATCCTGCGCGACAAACCACATGAATTCTTTCAGCGCCCGCCTGAGCTTCACGACTAGCATATTCGCCTTCTGGTCGAGCGGCGTGTAAAGGAATTTGAGCGCCACGCCGGAGGGCGCCGTCGCAAATTTATCGGCGGTCGTATCAATCGCCATACCGAGGCTGTACATGTCGCTGCGCAGCATATCAAGCCAGGCAAGGCGATCCTGCACGCCCAGCGTGACCTGTTCGGCGCTGACCTTGCCCTGCGGGTCGGAGATGCTGACCGCCTTGTTCATTTGCAGCTTGCGCTGGATGGCCTTCGCGGTCTCTCCGCCGTAGCCCTGCACGATCCAGTAGAGCTCAACCAAATCAATTTGGTTGTTTGTACTGGCGGAGGATATGAGGTTGTATGCATCCTGCAAGCCCTTGATCCGCGTCAGATCGCTCGCATGCCGGCCATTGTTGTAGAGCGGGATAAACGGTACCCGCCCCCAGCCATGCGGCTCCCGACGGGTGACAAGGCCATTGGTAATGGTAATCCGGTACCAATGTGCGGAGGGGTTTGGACTGCGGGCCAGATCAAGGATATATTCCCCTGACTCGGATTCCTCGTAATAGGTGACATCGTCTTTCGTCCACCACTCAACTTTCTTGCGCAGCGTTTCTTTGCCATCGGCCACTACTGCAACAGAGTAGTAGCGGATGAGCTCAACAAGCTCTTTTTGGTAGACCGAATCATAGAAGGGAATGACCTCTTCCGCGGGTGTGACGACATATTGCAGCATACCCGCCTTATCGTAATAAACGTGTAGCCACTCTACACCCTTGTTACTCGCACCGGTAACGTAATCATTGAGCGTATCCGCAAACTCCTCATCCGACGTAACGGCGGTGACTGCGTCCTCAAAGGACTTCAACTCTGAATGATCTTCCGCGCCCTCCACCGTGACGCTGGGCGGCTTCCCGACGATGTATGCAGTTTTCTGATCCACCTGCTGCTGATAGATGTTGTGGACATTATGGTGGTTGGAATTGTTCTCGTTCGTGATGAGGTGTCCCGAGCGAATCCCTGCTGCTGTCTCGACCTCGTCATAAACCCACGACTGCCGAAAATCATGTTGCAGGATATCGTGAGCACCGTCGTAATACTGCTTACCAACAGCCATGTATCGCTTTGCAGGGTTCGCATCCTCATCTTTGAGGATCTGCTTAATGACATCGCTCGTGCTTAGCCTGCCCTCAGCGGTCAGCTTTTGCTTGATGAGTTCCATGTTGGTGATGTACATAGCATTACCTCACTTGCACATTGATCTGATCATCCTGCGTCGCATAACGGACGGCATCGATGGTGTGGTTGCCCCGGTCAGGGTAGGCGGCCTTGAAATTGCCGTCTTTGTCCCGGTCAAGCTCATAGCCGAGGAATTCCCGCGCCGCATTCGGGCAGCGCTGGTCGTCAATGATAATTTCTTCAAGGTCCCGCAGCCAGTCAACTCCGTGTTTCACGCTGTCCGGCCCCTTGCGGGCGCCGATCACGCGCAAGCCGTATTCGTACATTTCCGCGATGCTCTTTGGCTCTGCGCTATCCGCGACGATCTCCTGATTGCTCGTATTCTCCGCCCGGATCAGCACGGCAGCCGCCCGGTTGCTCATCTCAGCCTTGTACAGTTCGTTAAAGATGTACAGCCGCCGCCGGGTCTTATCGTAGTGGCAAACGATATATGCCAGCGGATCCACCGCATAGCCCCAGTCGAGGCCGCGACGGATCCGGTCGAATCGTTTGATTGCATCGTCGGTGATTCTGCGCAGCGTGACGTTTTTAAACACTTCGCCGCCGGTACCGGTGACTTCGCCAAGGTATTCGTGCCGGTAGCGTTCTGGCTGCGTTTTCTGAAGATGTCGGGCCTCGATGAAAAACTGTTCGCCCAGCCAGCTGGCCGGAACGCCCTCGTATGTGGAGTGGTGGACCAGACGGTCCGGCCGGTTGGCACGGACTTCCTCGTTGACCCAATCCCGGACGGATTCTGGAGGGTTGTATGTGTAGAAAACCGTAAAGCGTTGCCCGCCGCGCATAAGAGACTGGTTGATGCTGCGTGTCTCCCGCATTCCGCCGAACTGATTCCATTCCTCATACCAAATGTAGCGGAAATATCCAAAAGGAGGTTTGATGGACTTGAGTTTCATTGGCTCATCGGCACCGCGGAACAGGATCGTCTGCCCAGTGGGCGTGTATGTTAGCCGCAGAGGGCTTTGATTTGGCCGGATATATTCCTGCACGCCCAAAGCCGATACGGCCCAGAGCATCTGTGTGAAAACAGAATCATGCAGCGTGTTCCCGACCTTGCGCAGGATGACTGCGTGTGCATCGGGGTGCTGCATGATCCCCAGAATAATTTCAATCGATGTGAAGGAACTCTTTGTACTTCCGCGCCCGCCCTTGAGGACGTAATGCGTGTGACCGTCTGCTTTGATGTCCCGATGAAGCGCGTAAAACGCGGGGGCAATCACCTGGTTAAGTTTAATCTCAGCCACCGCGATCACCTATGTTATCGATAATGACGGGCGTATCATGGGAAACAGAGAGCCGATCGGTAAATATCCCCAAATGCTTGCCGATGAGCTCCAGGGCGCGCAGCGCGCCCTTACTGTCAAACGTGTATTCGCCTGTTTCGACGTAGTCGCTAAGGTCTTTGCTATATTCCATCACCGGCACGGCCTGCATGCAGCGATTGTACGTTTCCCACAGCGCTTCTATCACGCGGTCCTCCGAGATGGCCAGCCGTTGCACCACTTCCGCCTGTAGCTCGCGCACGCGCGCGAGGATGTCAGCGTTTGTCAACAGTCTTGACCCTTGCTGTTTCGCCGTCTTCTGGCTGTATCCGGCCCGGACGGCGGCCTGTGTGGCGTTGTAGTCGACAACATATTCTCGGGCAAAGCGCTCGTACTTTTCGTTCAGTGCCATTCATAACCACCTCCGCATCAAAAAAGGCAGGTCTTTCGGCCTGCCCACGAAATATATAAAACCCGTCGCTTCGTATTTCCCCGGATGGTGGGGCAACTACACACGGCGGATTGTTATGAAATTAGCGAACCGCCTGGGGGAAGGCAGTCCGCTGGTATTGGTTTAAATTGCCGGTTGTGCCCCCACCGGCCCGGGTTGCCTGACTACGCACCACCGTGGACTTTCGGCTTGCTACGGCGGCGCGGGTGTTGATCCCGCCTATGAATAGGGCGCCGGCCTACCGCCTGTATCTGTCCCCGGTATTACCGCCCCGGGGAGGCGGGAAGAAAGGAAGAAAAAGAATGAATGAGATTTAAGCACATCTCATCAACTGTATGATATCACATATCGATGCGACATTTGCGACAATATTAATTTCTCTCTAGGTATCTATAGCAAATTTTGCTTACGCTTTTATCCGTATGGTTTCCACCCACGCTATCCGCAACCTGCTGCCAGCTGAGGCCATTGACGTACCGTAAGGACAATATCTGCCGTGTAAGGCTGTCCTCCACGCCATCTATGTACGCATTCAGCCGGTTCATCTCATCCCAGCAGCGAGCCTTGCGGTTGTCGATCATTGATCGCAGGTCAGCGATCCGCACGGCATAGCGTCCGACCTTATCCGACGTCCCGCTACCGTGCGGCATGCCGGTTATTACCTGCGTGGTGCCCTCGGCCAGGCATTCCAATTCTTCAAGCTGGCGCTTCAGCTGATCAATTTCTCTGTTTAGGTAATACAGCTGGGACATTTCCCGGACGGTCAAACCCATCCCTCCTCACACAACGTTTAAACGGACACAGCCCACCATCCAGCAGCCATACACATCGCTCATCGAGGCACTGCGGCTTAGCCGGAGGTGGCATGAGGCCGCACAACCGCCGGATGGCAGCGAGCTTATCAGGATCAATTTTAGGCATGTTAGTTATTCCTCCACTCCGCGCCACTGAAAATGGCATATTTCGCAATCTCCCGGCCCCGAGCAAATCTCGCACGGATCCGCACTAAATACCACGAGCCTCTGCATATCGTTAACAGCTGCTTCCACCTCTGAGTGCAGTTTGCTATTTTGATATTTTAAATAGGCGTTCTTCCTAAGTGCTTTCACCGCTATATGGCAGGCGGCAACAAAATCCATTGCTTCTTTGCTGTGTTCGGTGCCGTCAGCCAAGGCCGACTTCACGAATCTACACTCTGATTCTAATGTTTTTATCGCTTCTCGTTTGGTCATCGTTGTGCCTCCTCATAAATAATCCTCTGCCCGCACTCCGGGCACCTCTCTGGCCTCCTACTCGTCTCAGCCCCCCCTAGTTGGGCAGAGCAGTATGGGCAGGTATATACGACCGTGTGATATAACGTGTATTGCTCAATCGCCTGTTCCGACGGTTTGCTCTTGCGTATTTTTCGCATCGGATTGCCTCCGTTTGTTAATCTTCTGCTCAATGAGCCCATAACTGACCATTTCGCCCCGCAGTAGACACAGGCATTTTACCGCGGCCAGAAGAAGATCAGCATAATCATCCGTATCGGCTGTTTGAATAATCTGTGTCAGGACACAACCGGAAGCTTTCACCGCTTCCAACTGCGCGCGCATAGTCTCCAATCGTTGTTGCTCCCTGTGATGCGCCTCCCGGTACGCCCGACAACATTGCTTCTTCTCCCGCTGCGCCTGTTCCTTTGGGATCCGTCTGCTGTAATAGTCCTGGTACAGCCTGCGCAGGCAGAGATATGCATACTGCTCCGGCTGCCCAAGGCCGTCAGGCAGAGGCTCGTTGTGCATCGCACACCGCTCAATTTTCTGCAACTCCATGACACACCTCACAGTATTTCCTCAAAGTCATCCCGGCTATCTGGGGTGACCTTCTCTTTCATCCATCCGTATTCCTTCACGCCGTTTTCAAAGCCTCTTTTGCTCGTAATCCGTTTTGATTTCCGGCTAAAGTACAACTCGATTTCCTGCCCCTTGCGGGTGATCCGCCCGGTCAGGCGGTTTTTCAGAACGGACAGTTTGCTGTCGCAATCCTCCGGGTTATCCTCATGCTTGTCTGCGTTGCTGGAATACGTCAGCACCACATCCGCCCGGTTCGTGATATCTGAACTGCCGGATACATCATCGTTCTCCAGCTGCTCCCGTGTCTTCTTCGGATGGGCGACCAGCAGGATCACCACATCATGCCGCACCGCGATCTGCTTGAGCTTTTTGACAAACGCGGATTGCGCCCGGTACAGGTCCTCCTTCACCTCTACATCCATTGCCGTCATCAGGTTATCGATGCAGATGAATTTCACCCCGTACCGCCGAATCGTGTGTTCAATCGTCTCTGTCAGGCTCTCCAGTTCCTCGCCGTCCACGGCATTGTTGTCGTAAAGATATGCCCGATCCTGATACCAGAGGCCAATCCGTTCTGACACCCCTGGAGCCAAAGAGTAAACAGGATCATCAAACATATTTCGGCTTTCGACGATATGATTAGGGCCCGCCAACTGAAGATCAATCCAGCGGCGGAAATGGTAGTCCGGTAATTCGCCACTGTAAGCCAGAACGGAATAACCCTGATCAAGCGCCTCTGCCATCAGCTGCCCCATGAAGGTGGACTTGCCCTCGCCTCGCCGACCGGTGAGCAGGATCACCTGACCGAAGTAGAAACCGCCGATGATGCGGTCAAGCTCAGGAACCCCGGAGAAGATTCGCGGCAGGCTGTAGATGTCCACACTCTCCACGTCGGACAGGCGCTTGACATTGCTCACCGGCGGCACTTCCGCATTTTCCACGGCGGTAAGGATTGCCTGCTTCCCATACTTACAAAAAATATCGTTTGCATCCTTCTCGCCGAGATAGTCCTCCATGCGGACCGCCTTGACGACGTTCGGCAGCCGCCGTTGCAAGGTATCCAGAAGCGTAATCTTCCCATGCTCGCAGTCGCCGAAAACGACAATCTCTTTGAACTGCACGATCCAGTCCCACACGTTTTCCAGGAACGTGAAGCCATTGCAGCCGTTCGGGACGGAAACCGCATTGGGAACCCCGCATTCTGCAAGCGTCAGGCTGTCAATCTGGCCTTCGGTAATGACCAGGCGGGCAAAGTCTTCGCACTGTGCCATGCCGAAGAGGACCGGCTTTGCGTCTTTTTCACACCACTCCTTGTTGCCTTTGCCGTTGAATCTCGTGTTGCGGTATTTGACATAAGCCAGAACGTTGTGCTCGTCGTAAAACGGGAAGACCAGGATGTCTGGCCGGTCCCTACGGGTGGTGATACGGTATCGCTCTACAATTGCCCGGCCAATGCCGCGGAACTGAAGATATGTAACCGCGCCTTCCCGGACGGGGATCGGGCGCTGGGGCAACTCCCGGTACACCTTCGGGCGGGTGGTATTGTCAAAATCCAGCTGGTAGTGAAAATCCCGGGCCAGCTCCACGAAATGCCCGGCCTTCCCGCATCCGCTGCGAAAGCATTTGAAGGCCCCGCTGGTGAGGTTGACGGAGAAAGTGTTCTTATCCCTGCTTTCCCCACCTCGGCAGTATGGGCAGTAGGTGAAGAAAAGCTCCCCGCCTTTTTCGTGGACGTCGGCGTCCAGGACGCGGGCCAGGTCATACACGTCCGATGGTTTCAGCTCGTAGCCCATCACTCCCGCATCCTTTCAAAAATCGATTTTTCTCCGGTCGGGCGCTCCGGCGTTTTTGCGCCGGACGCGCGCACGTTTTCTTTCTTCTCTTCTTTATATTCTTCTATATTCTTACTTTGTTGCCCTTTGCCTGCCCCTTGCCTGCCCGGTTGCGTGCCCTTTGCTTGCCCTTTTGCCTGCCCTCTGGTCTGGTAGGCATCGTAGTTTGTGACCGTAAATACAGTAAATCTTGGATATGCCGTCCTTGCCACTTCGCCTGTCCGTTCTAAGTGTTGTATCCCTGTCCGAATTTGCTTAATTGTAAAATGTAATTCCTCGGATAGTTTGGTATATGAGGAAACACGGGAACCGCGTTTGATAACAATTCCTTTCCAATCCTCATCGTAGGCGTTGACGGTCAGGAGCAGATGCAGGAACAGACATTTGGTGACGGTATCGTCGTACCATTCCCAGTCGAGGAGCGAGCGGTAAAGCTTGATATATCCATTTTTCAGCATCACAGTTCGCCCCTCTCCAGAATCGTTTTGAGTTCATAGCGCAGGATCCTGCCGATCAGTTCCCCGGAGGTCTCACTCCGGCAAAAGACAGGAACAAGGTTATACCGACCGCTCCAGGCCAGCAGGGACGCGGTAAGCGCGGCAGGGTTCAGCCGGCTGCGGTAGGCGCCGCTGAGCGCCTTTTCCCAGTTCGCGTTTTCTACTAGCAGGTAGACCTTGGCCCCATCCTCTCTGGCCCGGATGAATTCCCGCTCAAACCGGGCTCGACTGCGTGTAAAGCAGGCACAGAGCTCGTCAAGGTTCATCTTGCGCTCAATACAGATTTTTCCTGCCGCGCTAATGGGCTCTCCCACTGGGTTTACAAACCGGCATGAGTAGTCCCCATAGTCGAGCTTGCAGCGCTCATATGGATACTGTATTGCCTTCAGGCGGCGTCGCAGGGCAGGGGTATCCTGCTCCCGCGTATCCACCAGCACCACCATGCTCTCCAGCATCCGTTCAATCTCAAAATGGTTGTATTCCGCCATCGCGCTCAGAACGGGAGGTCGTCATCATCGTCCAGCGCCTCGAAATCCTTAGGGCCGGTTGTTTCAAAAGGCGTTGACGCCGGTCTGTCCTGACACGGCTTATCCTTCGGCGTTTTAAACTTTCCACTGCGGATATCATCCGCCGGGATAAGCGAGCAGCATTTTGTGGTCCAGCCAGTCCGTCCGTTCATCTCCCACTCCTCGTTGCGGAACAACGCGCCTACCAACAGACCTTTGAGCTTGTTCTCGTCCCAGTCAAAGCGGAAACCCTTATTGCTGTCTTCAAAGGCAAACATAGCGTTGTTAAAGGCGTTTTTCGCCCATGCGTCCTTATCGCTGCCATCGTCTGCGGGGATGCGCAGGCGGTAGGTTCCCCGCCACTTCTTGTCTTCATACGTCTGGCCCCTGTAGTCGTCTCGGAAGAAGCCTTTTTTGTCGCCCTCTTCCACATCGAAGCTCAGGAGCAGGATATCCCCCCAGTCGTTATGCACGGGCTTTACGTCCATGATTTTGACCACATAGCCGCCCGCGGGCAGCTGCTCCCTGACATAGCTCCGTTTCGGTTCGTATCCGCTGAATGCTTTCATCGTATGTACTCCTCCTGTTATTTTTCAGTATTTAAATCCCAATATTCCCGGATGGTGCCGTCCACCATCTTCAGGTCGTTGTCGATTTCCAGAAGATTGAACATATCTTTAGGAGATTTCGCCGTTGTATACCCATCGGTTTGGGTTTCAAAGTGATATCGATGCCCGTCTGACCTGCAATACAGGACGACGGAGAACAGGCCCTCAACGGTGAGTTGGTTATCGAGCATTTTACCTACAGTCTTGGCCTTGATTTTGCCGCTGTCTGTGATTTCGCTGTGATGCAGCAGGTAAACGATCGTATCATCCGGCAAAGACCGGGAGATGTAGTCGATCATGGAACGGAAGCGCACGGCGATATCCGTAAACTTCCCATAGCCAGTTTCCTTCGCGCGGTCAAAGAGTTCAAAGGCCATCAGGTACTGGCTGTCATCGATGGCATACCGCTTGTATTGCTTTTGCTTGAGTGCGGCGCCGATAGATTCATAGGTCGCGTTTTTGACAGTATCGAGTTTTTTGCGGAATGACAGGGGCTTGTTGGCCACGCTGAAGACCAGGATTTCCCCCGGTTCAAAATTGCGCAGACTGGTTGTTTTTCCGCTGCCAGATTCACCGATGATTAGGATAGGGATTCCCATTATGTGTCCACCTCCTGAATAGCCAGCGGGCAGTCGTCGCCCCGCCGGGTCTCATAAATCTCATTGAGCGGTTCATAGGTCTTGACGCAGATAACGCGAGTATTTCCGCGGAAGGTTTTCCGCTTGCAAAAGGGACACCACTGGCAAGCGAGATCCCCGTTGGGGAAATGGACTTCCACGGTTTCCGTGCCGGTTATGTAAAAGTCAACTCTGCGGTCAGGAATCATGCGGATCGCCCTCCCTCCGGATCCAGTTGCCCGAGAAATACCAATCCACAAGGGCTGTCAGGAACTCCGGCGTTTCCGGGGTATCCTGCATCCGGCCGATCCCGCAACGTACCATTGCATAAGCCGGCGCGTTTTCTGCGGAGACGCGCTTTCCGCGCTCCGGGCCAATCCCTTCGTAATACATGGTTTTCTCCCTCCTTCCAGAGCTCCATCGCGAGTTCGTCCCGTTCGGCAAAGGTCATATTTTATATGCCTCCTTGACTTCCAGCGCCCCCAATGCTACACTGTAACTGTAAGGATCGCCTTATCTTGTTCGGGTTTTCTTACGTGCCGCTTCTGACA